AAACAAAAGACCCAAGACCACTGTGAATGTGGAGGCAGTAAAGAAGGATGTTCAGAAGCTAGCCAAAGAGGCGGCCCACAACGCTCCTCCGAACCAGTCCCATGTCGAGCTGCCCCCTGGCAGTGTGAAACGACAATCTCCTCTAGAACAGGAGATGGGAACCAAGAAATACAAGGATATGATCCATGAGCACAATGACAAGAATAAACACATTTTAGATCGCCTCCCTTTCACTTTCCCCAAGAAGAAAGTTGTAAGATCACATATGGATGTGGTGGTGGAATGTGTAGAATGCGGTTACCAGTCTATAGGAAGCGAATATACTTATGGGTTTAGCTGCCCAGAATGTAAGCAATACCGACGAGTTAAGAACCCTGAAGCGGAGAAAAGGGGAGAAGATTCCGACTTTAGGCCAGGAATTTTTGCTACGGCCAGTGATATTTTAAAAATGAAGGAAGAACGAGCGAAGAAAAAAGGCCAATAGCCTTGCTAAATTTAGAAAAACCTGTTATAATTGAAGTAGATCGGGGGAGAAACCAACATGTCTGATAGTAAGCAGTGGCATTCTTGGGTAATCAAGCGTAACCGGTTGGACAATGTGGTTGAGTATATCAAAGAAACTTGCCCGGAAATAGACAAGTTTTTCTATCCGTACATTAAGAAGGAGTACCAAACAAAGAAAGGTACTTCCCGAATTAAAGATATGCCCCTTTATGAAGGGTACCTCTTCTTACGGTATCATAACCATCCTGAGGTATTTCACAGACTTAGCCGATACCCCCAGGTTACCACGTATTGTGGGCCCGTTTTGGAACAGGAAATTAAGCGAATGGAGGAAGTCCAAGGGAAGCTTATTACTGAACTAAAGATGAGCAGATTTAAGAAGGGCGAAACGGTTATTCTTAAAGACGGCCCCTTCAAAGGTTTTGAAGCCAAAGTTTCTTCAACCAAAGGCGATGTCGTAAAGGTGCGCGTTAATGTCAAAATTCTCGGGGCTTCGGGCCACGAAGTGGCCTATCCCGAAGATCAATTGGAACGTAAGCCTGAACTACAGAATACCGAAGTGCAAGACATCTAACGAGATGATAACCATGTCTGAAACTAGAGGAAGAAAACCGGGATATAAACACTCAGAAGAGACCAAGAATAAGATTCGACAGTCTTTGAGAGGAGCATCTCATCCTCAAGAGACTAAGGATAAGATTCGACAAGCTTTAACGGGGACGCCCCACCCAGAAGAACGCAGGGAGAATATTGCCAAAGGCAAAGCCCTCTACGAACTGGATGAGAAATGTATTGTTCGTTTCGAGGATTTAAAGTCTAACTATCCGGAACTAGAGGATTTTTTTCTTGACCATCAAGACGAATTGCTTTTCGCTATGCGAGACGTCCGTACAGAGAAAGAACTGAATGATATTCGCAGATATGTAGAAACCTCAGCGCTTAGGCCAAATGATTCGTACCAGTACCTTAGTAGTTCTTATTATGCTGCCGAAGACGTTATGATCGAACTCATTGACTTCAAACGCCGCCTGCAGAAATTATATCACTAGGTACCACTTCTTTTAACCAACCAACTGCCTTCTTTACAGAGGAACTGTAATCTACAGTTGCCCTCTTCTTATGGTACAAAAGGATTCAGGATGCCAGATAAACCAACAGACACTTCTGTTATTGATCCAGACGAACTTAAACAGAAAGCCAAAGATGATCCTAAATCCAAGAAATGGAATAATACCAATAGTCGTAGAAACCTTAGGCAGTACCAAGATCAGAACCCAGCGATAGTACCAGAAATAGTTGGAGGAAGTCTCGAAGACGACGAAGCCGACGTTTCTGCCATTGTAGTAGGACGTAAACTTAATCCAGAGCTTATTAGGAAATTAATGCCCCAACGGGGAGTTCTAACAGCCGCTGAGAGAAAGCGGTATGTAGGCGTTGTTCAACAATATATAGGGGATTTCAAAAGCGAAGAGCCGACTGCGGCAGATATCGATGATATTTTCGAAATTGCCAAAAGTGATATAATGGAAACTCGGTTGTATTCGGCTGCCAAAGATAGCCCGGATGCTCTTGTGAATATTAACCAGGCTCTCGAACGTATCTATAAACGAAAACAGAGTGCGAAAGAAAATTTATCCGCCCGACGTACCGATAGGAAAGATATCAGGTCCTCGCAGGACATCAACATCGTAGACCTCATAGTTCGTTATGACTTAGAGCAGAAGAGACTAGATGAAGAGCGGGTTGCTGCCCTGTTAGCAGAAGAAGATAAAACTGATAAAAAGCTTAAGGAGGTCCTGGAGAAGGACGGGTACTAATCTTGCATACCCTGCTAGATGATCCTGATTTTCTTCGACAATCCGAAGAACTCTTGGAGTTCTATCGACAGTATCCTGAAATTGCAGCCTTTGACCTTTTGAGAGTTAAATTGTGTTCTATTCAAAAGGTAGTCTTGAGGTCTATGTGGTTTCGGGACTATGTTATGGCCATCATGAGCCGTGGTTCCGGCAAGACTTTTATCAATGCGGTGTTTGCCTGCCTGAAAGCCCTGCTGTATCCGGGCCATAGGGTGGGACTCCTTGCTCCTACCTTTCGTCAGAGCAAATTCATGTTCGACGAATGTGATAAATTGTACTACCGTTCTCCAATTATGCAAGCGGCTTGTGAGCGTAAACCCACCGCTGCTTCTGACAACTGCTACATCAAATTTAAGTCAGTAGGTACCAAAAACCCCTCTATGATCCAAGCCATCCCACTCGGAGATGGTACTAAGATTAGAGGTTCCCGCTTCTTCACCATCCTCTGCGACGAGTTCGCACACATTCCCGAAGAAATCTTTAATATGGTCATTCGTCCTATGGCAGCTACTGTAGCTGACCCGATGGAGAATGTTGAAAAAGTCCAACGTCAAAAGGAGATGTTGGAGAAGGGCTTAATCACTCAAGAAGAGATTGAGCAAGATACAGTTACTAACCAAATTATTATCACTTCATCTGGTTACTATACGTTTAACCACATGTACAAGTTGTATTGTGCTTACAAGTCTGAGGTGGCAAAAGGAAATGAAAAGTATGCTGTATATCGAGTGCCTTTCGATCTTCTACCTAAAGGATTTTTGGATCAGAAGTCTGTTGAAGCTGCTCAGAGAGAAATGTCTAGCATTGAGTTCCGAATGGAGTATGAGGCGGCTTTTATTCCCGATACTGATGCTTTCTACAAAGCTTCACTTTTGGAGGCATGTTCTAACACCGGGTTCTCCACACGGGTTGCGGGAGAAGCAGGAAAATCTTATTGTTTAGGTATAGACCCTGCTAGAAGCGAGGACTCATTTGCTATTTGTGTTGCGGAATTAGGAGTACCTTCCAAGATCGTTCATGCTGTAGAAATTCAAAAGATGCCTTTCCCTAAGATGTCAGAGTTAATTGAAGACCTTTGTGACGCTTTTAATGTACAATCAATATACATGGATGCCGCAGGTGGTGGATTAGCTATCAAAGACATCCTGGCTGAAAACAATCGCGGTCATCGAGCAGGCCCAATTTTGGATCCTGATGATGAGGTTCATCAGCAAAAAGCCGGTAGACACATTCTTATAATGTGTAACTTTGGAACCGAGTTCATATCAGAATCCAACTTTGCGGCTTTACGTCTGCTTGAGCACCGTGATTTGCTTTTTCCGAGCACCCCCCGTACCGAAGATCCCTCCCCTGCCCAGGAGGAATCTTGGTCAACTATTCATACTATGAAGCAGCAAATGCAGATGATCGAGATTACTGAAACCCAGACCGGTAAGACCCACTTTGATGTTCCGAAAGGCCAGGGTCACGGAAAACAAAAGAAGGATTTGTATACAGCCTTCATGCTCGCAGCCCGTTGTGTTTATGACCACCTGTGGGCGGAAGTACTTCCTGATAGTGTTATTCATCATGGGGGAATTGTGCGACCCCGCGAACGCGGTTCCGCAAACCCTTCTCTTTATTCCGGCGGAATACCCGTAGGAAATGATGTGCCTGATGCAATTAGAGATAAATTGGAGATAACACAAAATCCTGACGGATACAAGGAACGATTACTTACCCAGCAATTTACAAAGCGGACACTTTTAACAAGTCCTGCGGCAGTGTTAAAACCTGCCCCCGATAAAGGGAGCAAGGGACGTACTTCTAACAGGCCTGTAAATAAGAAATAGGAGAGATTAAATGTCGAAAGATGAAGTAAAAGGCATAAAAGATGGTATAAATGAGAAGTTGGAGAATTCTGAAGTTCTCTCCCACCGAGAAATAGCACCCGGTGTTCATGAAATGGAAATCGATGTAGGCCCTAAAGGAAGACCAG